GACCAACTCTAACAACTCTCCTTACAACACCAACCCTATCACCCATATGCATCCGACAATAACAGGAATCGGGGGATGCCCTATTCCTACATCGTGTTCCCTTACCAGTCACACCCTCACACAGAGTCTCAGGTGGTTGTGACGGCTGGAGGGACTTAATTATCTCACGCAATTCGCGAATCTCGAGGAGAATTGCCTCCATCTTCGTTGAAAACGGAGTGTGGAGAAGTCACTTAGGGGGTTAATAGGTTGTTATTGTTTCAACAGCATCACCACCAGTATCTGGGTCACAAGTAACACTATGTCCTGGACAAACACCTGTTAAATTGTGTGGACCCTGAAACTCAAGTTCACTGGGAGCCAAACACTGTACACCAGTTGCATTAGCACTGCCAGCAACGGGTTTATATTTTGTATATTTTAGACATTTTGGTATGTACGGTCCAGATGCAGGTTGCTGAAACCCGCGACTTGGGTTCTCTCTTCCACAATATGTTCTCCATCTTACTTGATGAGGTGTATATTCACAATCTTTTCTACAGTCTATATCCCCGAAGGTTTCTGTATATTGTACATCTGTCCCATCATTAGATTTTCCACACCCCGCCGTGCTAAATCGTGTTGATTTAATCTTGCCATCATTTTCACCACCAACTATACATTCTCCCTCCTTTTCCCATTCAGTCTCATAACAACATGCTACCTTTTTCAATCCATCAGCAGTCAGTCCTTCTCCAGTGGCTCCACGTGTTTCACATTCATCTTCGTATGGATTCCCTCTATATGTAAAAAACCCACTTACGGGACATGCTTGTTCAATAGGATCTGCTTCCCAATCAGAATCTTTATTGGGGTCGCAACACAGTTTAGGCTTTTCTTCGAGACATTCATCAGCTCCTTTCATAACATCTGGCTTTTTACATTCACCGTCACCCCAAGATGGTCGTTTTTCTTGCATTTCAAATGGTTTATAAAGCTTTTCTCCACAAGCTTCATTTGAACAGGTACCAGTGTAAACCTTTTCATATTCACAATCAGAACTATATGTTGGTTGGTCACATGGTACAAGTTCTGCTGTTGTACACCCCTTTTGTACCATTTCAGAAAAATCGGCAACTCCAGATTTATACCTAATACTAAACCCCTTATTCAATTCACTCATACTATTTATTCCTCTTGCTTTAGCTGCTTCATAAGTCAACTTTTTGTATGGCATATTGTAGTCATCATAAGCACTTTTACCCTCTAGAAGACTATATGCTACCTCTTTCGGAAAACATGCCTTTTCACCGTTGTAATCATTAACCCAATCGACTTGTGTATCTTCACCCAAATTTGGACAACCTGATGGTTCCATACCTTCCTTACATATAACGTCACAAGGTTTTCGAAGAATTGAACAATCTTTCCAGTTCTCAGCTATCCATGCATCCCTCAGTTCAGTTGTTGCAAACCCTACAACAGAATCAGGATTTACATCAAAAACTTGATAACCGGTGCCACAACGATTCGTGTCACCACCTAATGGAAGATTATCAAGTCCTCTACATACACCATCTGTTTTTGTGTAGTGCTCTTCATTAGCAAGACATTTATTTTCTATACAAGGCACTTCACAAGTTTCGGTGTAAGATAAACCTTCATCGCATCCACCTAATGCATTCGCGGGTTTAAAAACACTTGGATCTGATGTAAAAGTTTTCGTGCCGGTTCCACAAGAACCTGGCATACCCGTGAGTTGTCTACCAAACTCATTTACACAAGGACCTTCAATGTATCCACCAATTTCACAATTGACCGGAATAATTCCAGCATCCATATCTGCTGTGTAATCCATTTGTTTTATACAATACCCACCTTCCAGTGCATATCCAGATTTACATTCTTTAAATACACAATTACCATCATTATCGTATTCATATACACCATTTGCATCCGTACCGGAACAAGAACCCGTCTTCTTTTCCGTTTCCTCCTCCTCTTCCAGTGTTGTCGTATAGTAATAGCCACCGGCGGCTATGAAAATCAGAAACATAAACATGACCACAGTCATGAGAATGATCTGCTGCTGTCTCATTATACATTAGTCCCACATTTTTTTTTCATTATATATATTAAATGTATAGACCTATCACAACAGTTCTCGTTGAATCTCTTGTCATCGGAATAATGAATCTCATACTTATCAATGGATTGAACCGACTTGGTGTCCCAATGGTTGCCCTGATTGCTGGCGCTCTTATTCATGTCATTTTCGAATACACGGGTGGTAACAAGTGGTGGTGCACACAAACTTATAAAATCTGAATATCTTCAATTTGGTTCTCTAACTCACTAATCTCATCCTCCAACTCTCTCCTGACACCTTGAGTAAGTACATTTTGCCTCTCAATATACCCCTTATAAAATGCTCGTTCATCAGGAATTCGTACTCCTTTTGCACGAAGATTTTCCATCGTATAACTTCTCAACCGGAATCCAAGTTGTTGTGCCCTCTCTTTCACCGCATCTCGCTTCACAACTTCTGTGACATTTTTTCGAATTTTTAAGAGTTTTAATTGTTTTTGTTTCATTTTGATCTGCTCTTCCATGTAAATCATAGCAGCCTGGTTCGCCGCCCACTGATCATATTCGTTCATTTCTTCTGGACTATCGTCAGGATCGTCGATGTCAATGGGAATCACAGGCATAAAAGGGGCTGGTATCCGTCGATCAACTCTAGGAGGATCTCTGTCGCGAATATCCTTGTGAATGTTCTTAATGTTGTCACACATCTTCAAGTAACTCCCCTCTGGAATTGACTTGGAGATGAGGTCGAGCTGTTCCATAAGTTGGCTGAGGTCTTCCATCTTTTTTACAAAATATTTTACAAATGTACACTTAGGTTTTTATTTTTTTAATTACACTACCAATGATATACAACACGGGTGGAATCGATACACTTGTCATCATGTTCCATAAGGCTATCGTTGTATCGCCCCGGATTACTCTAGATATAGTATCTTCCATCAATAGATCAACAAATACATCAATTGGTCTAATAATCACAGGAATAAGAAGTATCCCAATGAATGTTGGTAAAATGGTATCGTCATATGGAATAATTAAATCGATAACATTTACAAAAAGTTTAATTACTCCCCCTGGCCATATAATCGATGCCAGTAACTGCCATACCAGCGTTTCAGTCGAAGCTCTCAATGTTTCTTCGAACCTATCTTCTCTAGGAGTAGAATCATACGCCCTCTGACCCTTGTCCAAAGTGTCGAATATCACGTAGGTCGCCGCCACACAGTATGAAGCTGGGAGACCCCAGTCGGGTAAGTAATCTTCGAGGGCTTCACCAACTTCATTCGCATACCCCATATACCGTATGGATGTTTCACGGTATGGATCGAAGCGCCTCCGAGTTCGCAGTACCCTCCTATACACTTTAGGCGGGACTCGAAGCCGACTGACGACATTCATCCTTGAACTTCATATATTCAAAACTTTATATGTTATCTAAACGATCATCCGCTTGCTCTAACCATTGTATTCTCTTCTCGATTGATTGCCTGTATTTTTCTCTGAAATCATTTTCAACGTCGATAAATGCTTTACACATCGAATTAAGCTGTTTCTTAGAAAAACCCCCCTCAACATCATCTATATCCAAACCATGAATTTGGCAATAGTGACGAAGGACTCTTTCCTTAATACTTTTAGTTACACGTCGAATAGGACGACTCTCGGACAATTCCTTTTCCAAGTACGTCAGTTGACCATGTAAAAAGTCACTATCGATGTTCAAAGCCTTATCGAAATAGTGGTCGTGAAAGTATTGTAATGTTTCCTGAGACGGACCTATAGGAAGTATCCCAAAGTTTTCGTAATCGAAAAAATATACGGGATCCGCTCGTTGATTGTATGAACGCATAAGGTTATTGCATATTTCAAGATAGTCCCCCTCGGGAAGTTTGTCAGAATGTTTATCTAGTAATTGCATAGCCCTAACAAGATTATTCATACTTACATATTACTGATTTTAATTTGTCTAAGTAACTTAACGAATGTATGACAAATCCGAATGCCAGACGGGAATCGTACATATAGGATATGGCAATTTCCATCGAGCACACCAGGCCATGTACATCGACGAGTACATGGAAAAGACTGGTGACCTTCGTTGGGGTATCGTCGCCGTCAATCTCAGGAATGAAGGGTTTCGAGAGATTGATGACTACATCGTGAAAACCCCCACCAAATATACCAGGGTGAGGTCTCACCTCGATTATATCGATTGGACCAAGAACCGAACCATCGCTAAGCATATGCTTACATTACCCAGTGTGCACCTCATAACGATCACCGTTACAGAGAGTGGATACACACCAGGTTCCCCATTATTCGAGTACCTAGCTTGTGGTCTTCGTAATCGTAATAGTCCCATAACCATTTTATGCTGTGACAATATCCACCAAAATGGGCTCGTTCTCGAAACACAGTTCTTAGCATACCTGTATCAAACAAATCAACATGAACTTGCCGATTGGATTCGAGAAAATGTAAAGTTTCCGTCTTGTATGGTCGATCGCATAACACCTCGTACAACCGATACACTTCGCAATGAAATCGAGGATATATTTCCAGGATTTGGGTACAATGCTGTTCAGACTGAAGAATATACCCAGTGGGTTATTGAAGATAAATTCGCATCAGACTTTCCAGATCTCACACAAGTTGGTGTTGTCATCACGAAAGATATCGAACCATATGAAGAAACAAAAATTAGAATTCTTAACGGTGGTCACACATCACTCGCATATCTGGGTGCTCTAGCTGGATACAACACTTTTGATGAAGTCATGAACGATACATCATGTCGCAATCACTTCAAAGAACTCCAGAAACAAGAAATTGGACCATCAATCGATATCGAATTACCATTTGATATTTATGAATATATTGACAAAGTTGAGGAAAGATTTTCAAGCTCCGCGAATGTCGATGATCTAGATAGAATCTGTATGGATGGATTCACCAAGTTTCACACATTCGTCGTACCTTCTCTACGAAAGTGTCTCGAACAGGGGAAGCGACCCATACACATTTATAAAAGTATTGCGGCGTGGTATATATATTCTAAACGATTCGCACGAGGTTGTAAAAAAATTCGTTATAATGAACCAAATTGGAACTTACTCGAACCTCTTTTACGAGATGGAGCTGTAGATGCATTTGTTACGAATGAGAGACTTTGGGGTGATATTCCAAAGAAACATGTCACATTTGCACGAGAACTAAAAACAATACTACTTTCACAAACATACGAACGAGAAATTGATCTACTCATGGATGAGTGAATCGTGTTCCGCCCATAATTGAGTACAATTTGCGATAGGTGGCTTCGGGGAGGTTGTGTTTCGTTCTATCGACGATAAATTCGTCACGGAATTTTTTGATAAGTGTACTCGCATTAAATCTCTATATACTAAGTAGGTATGAATCATCTAAACAAAATTATGACGATTCTTGATGATGACAAATTGTTTCCAACACGAACGGAATGGGCGTATGTCGAAATTTGTAATGAACTCAAAATGATCCATCTCAAATTAAAAGAACTACAAGGAAAAGTCGCGAGCACAGCTACACTCGACCCATCAGCACCTCCCTGCCATAATATCTAAAATCTCGCTGAGCAATCCCACCTTGACGAATAAACCACATTAGTTCATCATATCCACGAGTCCGTGTGAGTTCATTCCAAAATGAACTACACGCTTCTCTAATATTATTGTACACACCCAAATTCACTCGATCCTCGGGATCTTTCTGATGTTCAATGTATGCATCCCTAAGCGCATCTGTAGTAACAATCCATTTGTGGCATTTATTAAGAACCTCCCCTGTCATGATGAAGTCCTCACTCACGACATCTGGAGTCACTGTAATGACGTTTTGCTTTTCATGTATTTCTTTCATACATTCACACATCCTGATATAGTCTCCCTCGGGTATTCGATTAGAGTTTTCATCTATGAGGCTCATGAGTTCTTGCATTTTTGCTTAAAATTACAAAGTTTGTGCTAATACTTAGGCGCTCGGCTCCGACCATTCTCTATGAAGCTCCTCCATAAACTCTGCTTGTTCATGGGGTGTCATTTGAGTAGGTTCGTAGGTGGGCATTTGCATGGGTTCATTTTGATCCAAGAGAAAACGGGGTGGTTTCACTTTCTCGTGAATGTATTTGATGATGTTACAAATTTCAATGTAGTCTCCCTCGGGGATCGTGTTCGCATTCTTGTCGACGAGATCGAGGAGTTTGTGAAAATGATCCATGATTACATACATATTAGAAATTTTCAATACTACTTAGGTTCATAGAAGATTTAGAATTCTTCTTGTATCGCTTCTCAAACTCTTCATACTCATCAAATAAGGGTGTAATGTCATCATCCATGTAAAGAGACATTCTTACCCTGTCACTCAACTGAATAATCTTGAACGAAGCATCTGTGGTGGGATCTTTTTTCATTACGAAGGACAGGAGTCGCTTGCACTTCGTAAGAAGGACTTCGAGATTTTCACGACGTTCTCGAGATCTTGGCCTTGGTACCTCAAGATATCTCTTCTCACCACAATCATTCGTTGTCTCGATAGTCGTGTAATTGATCAATTTCTCTGTGAGACTAGTTGACTTCCGAACAGGTCTCGAGGTAAAGAAATCGGAAAGCGAGTGTAAGAAATGCTGCATTTTTTCGGTGTTGGAGGGGGTTCAATAGATTCGGTACAATAAAGTACTTCTTCCCAAATAAGTCGTTGGACGTCAGAGCAAAGAGAAGATGTCGCCTGACAGAATGCGATTCGAAAGTCGTCGGTCGTCACAGGGATGAAATATTCTTTCATTCTTCGTGGTTTTCATCTTCCTCGAAGTTACTTAGGTTTCGTTCAAGCCTCATTTGCTCCAACTGAACATCAAGATATACTCGAATTGGGGCGTCCCAGACAGCCATCTTAACCCACTTATACGTCGAACGAGCGTAATATGAACCCATGGAAATCACGGTGTTGTAAATGGCTACGAGAAGCATTTGTAATAGTATGTTACTTATTTTTTATATGATTTCAATAGCTTAATAAAATCCCAAATACCATATATAGCGATCGTACCTGTCAACATGATAGTATTTCGTGCGACCGCGGGAATCATATTATAATATTTGTAAACATTAGAAATGTCTCTGGACGATATACCAAAAAAAGTTCAATATATCATTTTAGATTCGACATTCGTTAATGGTACAAACAATGCATTTTCACTTGATCTCACTCTCGAATCTAATACACACGTCGAAGATATGGGTAGAGTGATGGGTATTAAAATGGTTGACTTCTACATCACACAAATTGGTGAAAATAATTCCAATCTGAATACCGACATCGCAAAGTATGTCGATATTATCTGTCCTGATGTACCGAAGGTGGCGCAAATTCTCGATGAACGACATGGACAAATACTAAGTCGTGTTCCATTGGAACGTCATTTCACCGGAAGTGACGGAGTTGTTCTTCGAGATAAACAATGGAAAAGTTTCCAACGACAAACCAATTACTTCAATCCCATTTCCATAAAAAAACTACATTTTGAAATATTTGAACAACAAGATGATGGTGATTATCTTCCACTTCAACCAGATGCAAAGTGGTACATGGTCCTAGAGATTACAACTGTAAACGTTAAGGAAAAACCAAAAGATCGAGAACTTCAAATTCTTCAAGCACTTGAAAAACTTTTGAAAAAAATTGATACACTCAATAAAAATGTTCAAAAACTCCCTGATAAACCTCCAGAAGAAAATCCCAAAAAATATTCATTCGGTCTTTTGGTCGCCATTTTAGCATCTCTTTTAGGGGGATTTATATGGTGGGTCAATAAAAGTTCTGCGTAAAATATATGGGAGGTAAAAAGGGTCGTCGCCTAAAATTTTCACTCTCATCATCCTATGATACTGATTATTTCGAAGAAGAAATGGAACTCGAGGAAGTGAATCCAGTAGTGATTCCAAAGAGTGACAATCAGAGAGAATATAACAGAATGTTATACAGTATCAACAAATCTATGGTATTTGCCGTAGGACCCGCAGGAACGGGGAAAACAATGTTGGCATGCTGTGCGGCGATACAAGGGTATAACGACCACACGTATAAAAAAATTGTAATGACCCGTCCCGTCGTGTCTGTCGAAGAAGATATTGGGTTTCTCCCGGGAACATTAGAAGAAAAAATGGATCCCTGGACACGACCAATTATGGACATTTTCGGTGAATACTATAGTCAAGGTGATATTCAATACATGATAAAAGAAAAAATTATTGAAATTTGCCCATTAGCGTACATGCGTGGTAGAACATTTAAAAATGCTTTTATCATTGCCGATGAAATGCAAAATTCAACTCCAAATCAAATGAAAATGCTCCTCACGCGCATAGGTGAAGGTACAAAAATGGTCATTACAGGCGATCTCAAACAACACGATAGAAAATATGAAGAAAATGGTCTCAAAGATATATGTGAACGAATTAAAGATAAAAACTATAAACGGATCGAATATATCCAATTTGAATTTAAAGATATTGAAAGAAGTCCCGTCGTTAGAGATATTCTTGAAATTTATGGAGATGCTTAAAAAATATACGTCATATAAAGGTAATGAAAATCTTTTTTATGGCTTTAGATCCTAGGCAGGGAACCGGATATTCACGAGTTGCAAATAAGATTTCAAATTATCTCGTGAATATACCCGATGTAGAAGTTGTATATTATGCATTTCAAAATTTTAAAAATCAACAAATCACAGATCGGTATGTAGATCCGCGTATAAAATTTTATGATGCATGTGAAATAGATCCAGAATCACCTCTAGGATTTGGAGACAATATGATAGTTCCCGCACTCATCAAAGAAAAGCCGGATGCCATATTCTTATACAATGATATGATGGTCACAAATGCTGTGTTAGAAAAAATACCCGTTGAACATATGCCACCTAAAAAATTCGTATATTTGGATATAGTATACCCTTGGCAAAGTTCAACTATATATCAAAAATTAAAAAATTACAATTTTGACCACATTTGGGTATTCTTAGAATGTTGGAAAAAACATCTCATTGAAGATATGAAATTCAATCCTGATATAGTAAGTGTGATGCCTCATGGTGTAGATTTTGAGCGCTTTAAAGATGTACCCAAAACAGAAGCGAAAAGTTTAATGGGTTTTAATTCTGATGATTTTGTGGTCGTAAATATGAACAGAAATTCAACAAGAAAGTGTTGGGATATTACAACGCGGGCATTTATAGAGTTTTTAAAAAGAGAAAATATGAATTCGCGTATAAAATTGTTTTGTGGGTGTCTATCATATCATGCGGATGGGTATAATATACTAGAAATTATAATCACAGAATGTAATCGTCTTGGATTAGATACTGAAAAAGTTATAAATGAACATATTTTTATAAATACAAAACCATTACACATGACTGACGATGAAGTTAATATATTATATAATGCAGCGGATGTAGTCATGAATACTTGTCGGGGTGAAAGTTTTGGTCTAACAACAACCTAACATTTGTATTTCAATAAACCCCAAATCGTGTCAGATGTTCCAGCTTTGCGTGAAACATTAAAACATTATGCACACATAGTTAAACCAAAAGTAATTGTGCACAGTTTATCAAATGAAAAAGAGGGTGGCTATCATGCGATATGTGACTATAAAGATTTCACTGATTATCTACAAATTTGTTTCAAGAATCCTGATACCATGTCCGGTGGTAGAGAACACGTGAAACAAAATTATAATTGGGATAAAGTTTTAAAGAATCTAGATTATTTTGCAACTCAATAAAGCTGCTTTGTAAGTTCCATTATCTATGAGAGTATACGTTGGTTCAGTTTCACCAGTATCCTCCCATACGATTTGTCCATTTGTATCATATACATTAACATTTTCTTCTCGTGTTTCAGTTACATCGTAGTCACCATTATCAAATGTGTGCTCCGTGATTTGTATACGATAATAATTTGTTTTAATCTCCTCTGTGTATTTAGTTTGTTCATCTTCATTTAATTTATTATACTCCTCTTCCGAAATCGTTTCGTCTTCATTTAGTCTGAATAATGTAGTCGTATCTGTCGTTTTGTGGTTGGGATTTGTAATCTTATCAAATTCGCTTACATTTATCGAGAGACGATTTTTTGTAATATAATATGTAACTTCACGAAGCTCCTTTTTAGGACGTCGTATGTTACGAAATGTAGTTGTAAAATCACAATCTTGTGTGAGTTTAGCAACGGTGAAACTATGGATTATATCGTCATCTTGTTTCTGTGCGTAACCCGGAGAAATATTCGACGTCGTAATGAGATCACCCGAAGTTACCGATCCGTTAACATCCGTTACCCACACGAACACATCACCTTTAGTATCTACTAATGTGTCATAATCTTTCGTATCTGTCTTCTTATTTGATATCACACCATACCAAGATGTATCCATCCACGTGTTACTCAATTTTACATTAGGTATTGGACCATTCTTATGACTATTAGTGTTAGCACTTACTATTAAACCTGTCACATTTTCTTGTCCCCAGATGTTCGATACAGTCGTTTTTGTTCTTGGAAGTTCAGTTACAATCTCTTGTATAGCCTTTACCGTATAAGGTATAATCTGAGTGTAATCTACTTGTGCCGGTTCACTACCCCACGCCGAATAATCTGGGTCGTCACTTGGATTATTAATGTTAGAATTCGGTTTCTCAATTGTTGGATTAGAATAGGCTCCATGATGAACGGTGTGTCTAAGTTCTGGAACATCGTACCAAACATCCTGTGCCATCAATCCAGATTCATAATGGGAAATTCTAGGTTCATCAATCTTATATTTTTTGTAATATTCTTGGGGAGTTAATTTCATCAATGTAGTCGTGGCATCAGATATATACTTTTCGTCAACTTTCAGACGATCATCTGAAGTAGAATACGTTATTTCACCCGTTGTGGCGTCGTACTGCATAGCAACTCCATTAGCACTTCTTATAGGTTTTACAAAAAATGCATCAGGTGTTGTTGGTTCATACAATCCAATCGCACTGATTACAATTGAACGCGAACCTTGGTTGACTCTACCTGCCTGGTAACCAATAGCGACTGAAAATGAACCTTGGTTAGTATTGCCCGCATTTCTACCAATCGCGACTGCATAACAACCCTGATTTGAAAATCCCGCCGCACCACCAATAGCAACTGTCTGTCCTTCTTGGTTTAACTTACCTGCATGATCACCAATAGCAATAGCTCTGACGCCCTGGTTTACAGAACCCGCTAGTTCACCAATCGCGGTACAATATGCACCCTGATTATTCGAACCCGCTCCTTTACCAATAGCGACTGAATACGAAC